CTTAACATCATAGGGTCGATAATACCTGTTTTAGAAGTAGTAGACCTTTTGTATGCAGTAGCAGACTTTTTCATTTCAAATTCTTTTACTAGATAATTAACTGTTTTCATACTATCTTTTTTGAAATTGCCATATCTAGATAACATTTGTGATTTGTATTCTTTATAAGAATCTGTATCAACTTTATTACCGAAGTCTTTAAACCATTGTTTGTAACTAATGATAGTATTTTCTAGATTTGCCTTAGGCAGACTTGCATAAGCTCTTCTACTATCGTTGGCAGTATCAGTCAATTGTTGAACTGATTTTTCAAATTCTCTATTAGTAATACCGAAATCATCTTGCATTTCTTGTGGTGCCATAGATGATTTCATCATTTCTTCTTCTAGTTTTTCTTTATCTTTTATTTTTTCTAATCTATCTTGATATTCTCTATAAGTTTCACCATCTTTTTGTTCTTTTTCATCTTCTGAATTTTCAGAATTATCTGAATGAGTATCTTCATCTCTCATTTGACCATCATCATCTGAATTATCATTATCTTGTTCACCGTCAGCGTCTTCATTGTCGCCACCCTCTTGTTTTTGAGCAGAGACATCCATATCGTTAGCAAATATTTCCTCATCTTTCTGTTTTTGCCATGCAAGTAATTCTTTTGCAAGTTTCATAACATCAGCAAAAGTTTTGATATCATCAACTTGTTTTAGTAATTCTGTTTCTTCATCAGAAAAATCAATACTCATTGTATTCATAGATTTACTTCTCATATTAACTTTATCTAAAAATGATAATTCATTAATATCATGGTCTTGCATACCATAGAAGTTAGAATCATTTAGAACTTTAAAACCTTTGTGATAATCTTCAATGATACCTGGAAATTTAGATTGTATCATTTTATCAATTCTAGTATCTTCTAGAATATTTACAGCCATTCTTAATTTATCATCTTTACCTATTTCTGACCAATCATCACAAGTAGTCCATAATGCATGACCACATTCATGACCGACTAGCATGTCATAAACATTTTTGTTTTTGATTTTAAATATAGGAAGTGTCAATACACGATTTGCAACATCAAACGAAGCAGTAGCAACATTATTGTGTTGAACAGTAATATTCTCAGTAGCAAGTAATTTTGCTAATTGAGATTTACTGTCTAAATTTAGTGTATCTTGAAAGTCAGTTTTTTTAGTGTGTTTTAATTTATTCATGTGTCCATTATATGGTACTTTTAAAGCCGTGTCAAGCACTTTTCGGTAGCCCAAGTTATTGATTTATAAGAGTTTATTAAATTAATTGAAAATAATTTATTGAGAATGATTCTCATTTGGTATAAATTGTTCAATATTTGTACGATTTTCATGACTTCAGCTTATCATATACGGCAATGTTTGTCAAGCTTTATTTTCATTTATCTTATAAATAGTCATATGAGTAGACCAGTAGTAAGAATAGGTGATTTTCATGCAGGACATTTATGTACTTCTTTTCATGCTACACCTTTCATACAAGGTTCTCCTAATGTATTGACTAATAATAGAGCAACTGTTAGATTTGGTGATAAGACAGCATGTACAGATGTTGCAGTACCATTACAAGGTAGTGTATTTGTAAATGGTAGACCAATCGCAACAATGGGTAGTCCTACATCAGGACATTTACCTTGTTTTCCACCTTCTGTTTGTGCTATGGGTTCACAAAATGTATTTGCGGCTCAAGGTGGTGTATAGTGCCTACTGTTACAGAACATGGGGTAACTTATTTTAAATCAGAATTACCTGCCCCTACAACTGTTGTAACACCTAGAGGAGAAGATACAACTGTTGATATTACAATTGAAGATGTTACTTTAAATTTTACTAAAGATACACAAGGTGACCCAGATGTAGTCTTTAATACTGAAACATCTGTATTTCAATATTTTGTAGATGATTATTTAGAAAATAATCCAGGCACTATAAATAATGTTATAAAATCATATGTAGGACAGTACTATAGTGATACAGTAGAAAATCAAACAACTTTTAATCAGGATTAATAATGGCATTAACAAAACGAAGTACAAAAGGTAGTGCATTAACGCATGATGAAATGGATGCTAACCTAACTCATTTAGGTGGCGACGGTACATATGTTATGCCCACAACTGATGGCACAAGTGGACAGGTTATGTCTACAAATGGTAGTGGTCAAGTTTCATTTACAACATTAACAGGTGTAACAGCTACAATTGCAAATGCATATCCTGTAGGTTCAATTTATATGAACGCTACTAACTCAACAAATCCAGCAACACTATTAGGATTTGGTACATGGTCATCTTTCGGTGCAGGTCGTGTTCTTATAGGTATTGATTCTTCAGATTCAGATTTTGATGGTGCAGAAGAAACAGGTGGTTCTAAAACTCATACTCTTACAGAGGCACAATTACCTTCACATAGACATACAGTAGGTTCAAATGATTCAGGCACAGGAACAGGTGGTGCCGCTGGTAATATGGAATTTGTTAGAGACGCTGGCGATGGTAATGGTCCTTCAGTAAATTCTAGTTTTACAGGTAGTGGACAAGCACATACTATCGTTCAACCATATATTGTTGTCTATATGTGGAAAAGAACAGCCTAGTCTGTATAAATAGTTAGCGTTATGCCAAAATGGGACGCTACAAATACTAACGAATCAAATAGAACTAGTAGGACTTTTAAAGACCTAGATTTAGACTTTGGTTTAAATCCAGTAACTAAAGATGTAAATAAACTTACAGACGCTGAAGCTATTAAGAGAAGTGTTAGAAATCTAATTAATACAAATAATTATGAGAGACCATTTAGGCCCGAAATTGGTTCTGGTATTAGAGGTTTATTATTTGAACCTATGACAGAATTAACATCACACTTTATGCGACAAAAAATATCAGAAATGTTGCAAGAGTTTGAACCTAGAATTATAGTAAAAAATGTAGTAGTAAGACCAGATGAAAGTAAAAATTCTTACACTTGTAAAATTATATTTACTATAATAGGAACACTTGAACCTGTAGTAGTAGAAACTTTTTTAGAGAGATTAAGATAAAATGACAAATGCAATTAGTAATAGATTAGATGTTTCTGAATTAGATTATGATGGTATAAGAGATAATCTAAAAACATATTTAAGTAATCAAGCAGAATTTTCAGATTATAACTTTGAAGGTTCAGGTATGTCTGTATTATTAGATTTATTAGCATACAATACACATTACTTATCTTACAATGCTAATATGTTATCAAACGAATTATATTTAGATAGTGCAGATATTCGTAAGAATGTTGTTGCATTAGCAAAACAATTAGGATATACTCCTACATCAGTTTCATCACCAATGGCAACAATTGATGTAACAGTTAATAATGTTCCAACTACAACTGCTTCAATTACAATGGTAAAGGGAACTACTTTCACTACTACTATTAATCAAATAACTTATAATTTTTTAACAAACGAAGATATAACAGCTACACCTACTGATGGTGTTTATAAATTTTCAAATGTAAAAATTTATGAAGGCACATCAGTTACATTTCAATATACTGTAGATTCTTCAGATGTGGACCAAAAATTTATTATTCCTAATAATCAAGCAGATACAACTACATTAAAAGTTAAAATACAAAATTCATCAAGTGATACTACAACTAACACTTATACAAAATCACAAACACTAACAGAATTAAATTCTACATCAAAAGTTTATTTCTTGCAAGAACAAGGTGATGGTAGATTTGAAGTCTATTTTGGTGATGGTGTTTTAGGTAAAGCTCTTGAAGATGGAAATATTGTTAAATTAGAATATATTGTAACTAACATGAGACAAGCTAACGGCGCTTCATCATTTACTTTAGGTTCGACTGTCGGTGGATTTACAGATGTTTCAGTTTCAACTGTATCTGTTGCACAAGGTGGAAGTATTGCACAATCAAATAACTCAATTAGATTTAACGCTCCTTTACAATATCAAGCACAAAATAGAGCAGTTACAGTTAAAGACTATGAAACTTTAACACAAACTTTTTATCCTAATGCAGAATCAATAAGTGCATATGGTGGAGAGGATGCTGAAACTCCTATATATGGAACAGTATATATTGGTATTGTTCCAAAATCAGGTTCAACTTTAACAGAGGCAACAAAACAAAATATTGTAGATAACTTAAAAAAATATAATGTTGCTTCAGTAACACCTGTAATTGTAACACCGGAAACAACTTCTATAATCTTAACATCAAATGTTAAGTATAATGAAAATGCAACAACTAAAACAGGTGATACAATAAGGTCAAATGTTATAACTTCAATTACAAATTATAGTACAACTAATTTACAAAAGTTTGAAGGTTTATTTAGATACTCACAATTAGTGCAAGATATAGATGATACAGATACATCTATTTTATCTAACATAACAACTGTAAAAATTAGAAAAGATTTTACACCTACAACAGGTAGTGCGATAACATACAATGTTTATTTTAGAAATGCATTATACAATCCTCATTCAGGACATAATACAACTGCTGGTGGTATTTTAGAATCATCAGGATTTAAAATACAAGGTAGTGATGAAGAAATGTTTTTAAATGATGACGGACAAGGTAATGTTAGAATGTATTATTTAGTAAGTGGCGTTAAGACTTATGAAAATAATACACAAGGTATAATTAATTATACAACAGGACAAATTACTTTAACATCATTAAATATTGCTTCAATATCAAATATTAGAGGTAGTGCTTCAACTGTTATAGAACTTACAGTTAAACCATCTTCAAATGATATTATACCAGTAAGAGACCAAATATTACAAATAGATGTTGCAAATTCACAAGTAGTAGTAGAGACAGATTCTTTTGCAAGTGGTACATCAGATGGTGGAACAACTTATACAACCACATCTAGTTACTAATGGCAAAATTTAATAATAAATTATCTACAATAATAAAACATCAGGCACCTGATTTTGTTTTAGATGAACACCCTCGATTTTTAGAATTTATAAAACAATATTATACATTCATGGAATCGGCAGAAATTTCTGTAACAAGTGTTGAAACAACTGATGGTGTATTATTAGAAAGTGAAACAGATTTAGACCCTAGTGTTTTATTATTAGACGCTAACAGAATTTCATCAGGTAATACAACTGAAGGTAATGGTGATAAAGTATTGCAAGAATCATCATCTTTTGGTAAGTT